GTTGTAGTTGGATCAGTTGTAGTTGGATCAGTTGTAGTTGGATCAGTTGTAGTTGGATCAGTTGTAGTTGGATCAGTTGTAGTTGGATCAGTTGTAGTTGGATCAGTTGTAGTTGGCATTGTAGTCGGTTCCGTTGTAGTCGGTTCCGTTGTAGTCGGTTCCGTTGGAGGAATTGTAGTTGGATCTGTAGTTGGATCTGTAGTTGGATCTGTTGGAGGAAGTGTCGTAGGATCTGTCGTAGGATCTGTTGTAGGAATTGTCGTTGGTGGAATTGTCGTTGGAGCTGTAGTAGGCTCAGTTGTAGGCGCTGTAGTTGGTTCTGCAGTTGTTGTAGCCACTGTAGAAAAACTTACTTGATTTCCATAAGCAGTACCAGTACTATTTACAGCATATGCTCTGACATAATATAATGTTTCTGCAAATAATCCAGAAATAGAACTTACAAAACTCCCTGCACCTGCTCCATCATTTGTCTTAGGATTAGAAATAGTTGGATTTGGACTTGTACTTCAGCAAATACCTTTTACTGAAATTGAAGCGCCTCCATCACTTGTTACATCTCCACCAGAAATTGCAGAAGTATCACCAATTCCAGATATTGTATTTGTAGTTACTGTGGGTAATACTGCTGTACTATTCATACTAAATTGTGCTCCATAAGCTGTTCCAATAGCATTGATAGCATAGGCTCTAACATAGTATGTTATACCTGGAGTTAATCCTGTAATAATACTTGAAAATGTACCTAATCCAGTACCATTAATACTTTTACTATCAGCAGTAGTTGGATTTGATGAAGTACTTCAACATACTCCTCTACTCGTAATAGTTCCATTTCCATTACTTGTAACATTTCCACCTGATTCTGCAGTATTTGGTCCAGTTACATTAGTACTAAGTGTTAATATAATGGGTGGTCCTAATGTTGTAGTGGGTGCTAATGTGGTAGGAGCTAATGTGGTAGGCGCTGGAGTCGTTGTTGGCCCAATTGTTGTTGGTTGACATTCAGTGCCATCTACTATTCCAGGAGGAATAGTAGATAATTTATAACCAGGATTTGATTGATCTATAAATAGGATAAAATCATCATATCTTGTTGTATAGTCAAGATTAGTATATAATTTTAATTCATCTGATGTAATTAAAGGATAAGATCGTCCTTGTATTGTAAAAGCATTTAGAAGATTTCATGTAGTTACTGCAACTAATGCTCCATCTATGTATTTATTAACTTCTAATAAATAACCTAATTTTTTTCCAGTATTTGCCATTTATATTTATTTAAACTTGTATTATTGTTACTGTATTATTTGCTTGTAGATACTGAATATCGCCATCAGGATCAAATGTTATTATGCCATCATTACAACTCATTAATGTAGAGGGAACTGTTAATGTAATTGTGTTCCCAATTATACCTAAGAATACACTATTATCACCAACTGTTGTGCCTAAACTCGCACAAGAAGGTAGACTAATTGATATTAATGCCAGACAATTATTAAAACAAGCATCATCAACTACTGTTAATGCTGGTAAATTAATTGTTGTTAGTGCTAAACAACCTTGAAAACAGGCTCAACCAACTATTGTTAAACTAGGTAAGTTGACTGATGTTAATAGTGCACAGTCTGCAAAACAGGTAATACCAGCTGTTGTTAAATTTGGTAAACTAATAGTTACTAATGATGAACAACCGCCAAAACAATAATCACTAGCAGTTATAAGACTTGGTAAGTTAACTGTTGTTAAGGATGTCAAACTTCCAAAACAAGAAATATTAGCTGCCGTAAGACTTGGTAAATTAACAGTTGTTAATGATGAACAATTACCGAAACTAGAAATACCAGCTGTTGTAAGACTTGGTAAACTAACAGTTATTAATGATGTACAACCCTGAAAACAATCTGTATTAGCTATTTGTAATAAAGGCAAGGTAACTGTGATTAAGAATACACAACCTTGAAAGCAATTAATACCTACTATTATTAATGCAGGTAAATCAATTATTATCAATGATGAACAATTTTGAAAACAATAATCACCAGCTGTTGTTAAAGTTGGTAAACTAATTGTAGTTAATGCTGTACAATTAATAAAACAATAATCACCTACTGTTGTAAGATTTGGTAAGTTAACTTCTATTAAATTAGGACATCCAGAATTTATATTGTTTCCAAATACATTTAGACCAGCAGTTATTATGCTATTACCACTTATAGATAATAAACTGCTACCATAACCATTAATGTTATCAAATAAAGAATCTTTTAGATGAATATTAGTACCTCCATACAGATTAACTTCATTACCTATAATACTAATTGAAGTAAATGGAGTTGCAGTAGGAGAGAGGTCAAAAAATATATTTCAGTCTGCAACATTAGCAGAAGAACCATTTATTAATAAATCTGCATTAGATATATTATCAAAATTCATAACTAAATTGGTTGGCTGTATAGTTGTACCTACAGTTGTAGGAATATCTAAATATTGACATGCCCAAGACCTGAATGTAGAAATAAATAAGGGATATGATACTTTAAATTGACAAACAAAATTATTAATATTTGTATTATAAAATATATATAAAACTTGTTGACAAACAGACTTATTAAAACTTGACGAATAAGAAACTATTGGAAGTTTAGTTGTAACTACTGTTGTAGGAACTGTTGTGGATTCTGTTGTTGCTTCTGTCGTAGCTTCTGTTGTAGGTCCAAAAATAATTTGACATAAATACTTCTCAAACTCTGAATAATAGGAAACTAATTCTTCTATTTGTTCACAGATAAAATCAGTAAATATTACACAATATTTTTTCAGATCAGATATGGGTGGGCAAATATTACTCATGAGGATAAATATTTTCTATATATTGAATAAATCAAATTTTCTGAGCAACTATATCTCAATCAACAAATCTTCCAAACTTTGATAATTCAATTAAGGCTTCTACATCATGAATTATATCCAGTTTGAGTTCATTAAGCATGACAATTGCAATTATTAGTCGTAGTTGTTACATATTCTTTACATACTGAACAGAATGAAGCGTCATATATTAATTTTGCTGCTTTATAATATTGAAGTAATTCAATATAATATGTTACTGTATTAGTTATAGAAAATATCATATCTCTTTTTCTACATAATTCTGTAAATACATTATTATTCTTAATACAAGTTGGATCTGTATATTTTGTAGCAAATTCTGCTAATATAAAATCTAAACATTTTAATAAGTAACATTGGCTAATAATATCAATTTTAGTCACTAATGCATTACTATTTGTTAGATTAAAAGTAGTTGTTAATAATGTATAGATATCAACAACTGACTCTACTCCATTATTTACAGTATACACTCTTAAATCTGGTTTTACATAGTAGTTATGATTTGGAGAAATTGCTCTCACCTCATTTTTAATAGATTCTTTTGGGATACCAATTGAATATATTGAAAAATATCCATCCTCAGTTAATGGAGTTATCTGATTAATCTCTGCATCAAATACTAAAGTAGCAAAATCATCTGCAGGAACATATGTAACCAATCTTCCAGCATTTCCTGTTGAAGTTACATTAGTAAAAGTACCTGTGTGATTATTTTTAATTAGATATGTAAAGAAATACACATCATCAATATAATAATCTTTTAAAGCTGTAGGAGTATCTACTCCTGGTTTTAGAAATCCATTAGGATTAGCTGTGCTAAAAAACTCTGTTGTATTGTTTGTTTGAATACTACAGTCATTTAAAGAGCAAAAGGCATTTTTAATTATTACCATTTTTATATTTTTCAAGTATTGTTATTAACTTCATTATTTCTTTGATTATCATCCAATAATTGTAATCCTTCAAGTTGAACTCCTTTCTTTTCTAACTCCAATTTCTCTTCGTTAAAACTATTTAAGGTTTTAGCTTGATACCACTTTAATTGTTTATCAAATTCTAATCTATCTCTTTCAAGTTGTAATTTTTCCGCAGATAATTTTTGAACTTCTTGTTGTAACTTCTGAGCTTCAGATGTTGCATCTTTCAATTGTTTATCCAACTGCTCAACTTGTTGAGATAATTGTCCAAGTTGATTATTTTCTTTTCTTTTCTTGCCTAACGCTAATAAAACATCTTCCTTCATTCTTGTTAGTCCTGAAGAGGTGATTACTTCTAAAATAATTTCTGGATCAACAGTTCCTGCTTTTATAAATTCAGAAGATAATTGTTTTATTGTTTCCTGTTCTTTCATTATTTCTGTAGTATCTGACACATGAATATCATAATCAGTTATAGTATAATGTTCAGGTAATGCAGTGAATACTTTATTCAATCTATCACCTAAAATTAATGTTCCAGAAATTCCTTTCTTATAAACAATTTTAGCTAAATTAAGAATATCAATTAATATTTCTCTAGTCATTAAATCCATGACTTGATAATATTGTTTAGTAATAAAAAATGATTGTTGTACTCCAACTTTAACATTTGTTACTGCATCTTTTTGTTCTATTCCTCCAAGTTTTTCTTTAAAAACTCCAGTAATAGTAGAACAAGTTTCTTCAACTCTCTGTATTGCTAACTCAATAGCTTGTATTGCATTTAGTTTTACTGTGTCATCATATCCACCAAAAGTAGTATTCATTGGCGGTAATCCTTCTTGTGAAGAATCTATAATCTTTATACCAGTCTTTCCATATGCTTTCCATTTCATTAATCTCTCAGTTAAATCTGATCCTAAGACTTTTGGTAAATATGCAATATCTAACCAATCTCCTGTAGATCCTGATTCTGCGATTATATTATCTCTGTAAAAATGTAATATATCAAATTTATCTTGTAGATTGGCTGTGCTTAAAATTAAAGACCAAGGATCTCCGTTTCTATCCGCATAAAACATTCCATTAATACTTAATGAACAATGCTTTGGATTATCAGCGCTTCTAATCATATTTTTTGATAAACCTGTTGGAATAAATATATTAGTCCCAATACGAGTTCCTTCGTATCTATTCATAATATATTCATTATTTTTATCCTTTTCAGATTTTAATCATTCTACTTCATATACAGGATAGACTCTAAAATATTTAGAAGTATTTCTTTCATAAGGTAATAATGGAGTGACTTCAAATCCTCCTAAAATTCCATCAGAAATAGTATTTCCTGTAGTGGAATCATAACTTCTTAAATAAGTTGTGGTAGAACCATCAATACTAAAGTCTTCCATATCTTCTAATTTCTCCAAATCATCTTGAGTAAGTATATCTCCGTATCTTGCGAAAATTTGATCCTTTGTCAAGTATTCACGAGATACTGCTCTCATTGAATCTTTTAAATATGGTGATTCAGAATTTCTATCAATGAAAGTATTGATAGGATTTAATACTTTTAATTGAACATTTTCTTTAGAATCAGATGCAAGTACTCTATAGTAACATGTGCCTGATACTAACATATCCGTTAATATTGTTTTTCTTTTATTTGTAAAATCAACATTTCTTGACTGCATTGCTCAATCAACAATATTCTGTCCAGCAATTTCATATTCAGATATGAAATTTCTTTCAGTAGCTTCTAATACTTTCTCAAGTTCTTCTTGTATTTGTGTATCAGGAGTTCCTGGTTTTCCTTGTATAGCGGAATAAATCTGATTTTGTAAATGCTGCTTTAATGCAGCTGCAACTTCAGAATTTATTTTTAATTGTTTATCTCTATTAATATTAGATAAAGTATCTTTATCTTTGCATGAAATTCTTGGAAGTAATGGTGTTGATAGATATTCCCCTATTAAAACATCTACATGCTTTCTAACTAAAGGAATAAACTCCACTGATGTAGGTGTACCTATACCATAATTTTCTTCTAGATGCCTAAATTGCTCAGGATCTCTTTTTCCATGATAATAATTATAGGCTTTAATTAATTGAGTTTTTTCGTAAACTAACTCATTAATTGCTCTATTAATATGATCAAGAATTTCTTGTTCTTGTTCTTGTTTATTCTTTTTCTTTTGAGTCATTTGTTCTAATTACTTTATACATATCAGCTCGCATGTAATTTCTTGTTCTTAATTCTTCATAAATAAAATTTAAGAAGTCTTTATCGTTATCATAATCACATGTTATTGTTGTTGGAAACATATAACTGGGGATTCCCATAATAAAAATATATCCTGGATTTAGTTTTTTAACTTGTAACAATCCAATATATTCTGCTTTATAGCAACTCTTTATATAATCAAGAATCGCTTGCTTTAACTCTATTTCGTCCATTTCTTTCTTCTTCAGTTTTAGGTATTTTACCTCAATGTTTATAACCATTTCTATCAGTAAATCATCCTATATCACTAAATGTTTTACCTTTTGGTTCTCGTTCTTCTGGTTTTTTAAAAGATAATTCCTCATCTCCTAACTCAGCCATTCCCATAGCTGCAACAATATCAAAATCTTTCTTTTTCTCATCAGAATAGTTTAATAATTGCTCAACCATTTCTCTAAATGCAATCGTATGAGAATAATCTAAACAAAAATCATAAATTAATTCTCTATAATGTGTGATTACTTTTAAAGTTGCAGGAGTACCTCTCATTTGTGAATTACCTTTAGATACATCTGGCATAGTTGCACGTGGACGTTTCATTAGTAATTCTATCATTTTTTTATCTCTAAAATAAGTAGAGATAGCTGTTCTAGTTGATTCTAAAACTGCTTGGCAACCGTAATAAGTTAATAATTTTGCTGCATTATCATAAGCTTCTCTAGGATCTCTAGGTCTATCTTTATAAATTGCAACATACATTGGTTCAGAAATTCCAAATACTCTTTTCTTAATTACTATACAGAATTCAGAAACAGTTTTATCATCTTGGTTAGATGTATCATCGGTTCCAATATCAATAGAGTCAATTCCGCCAACATATAAATTTTTATAATCCAATCCTGCCTCAGATAATAACGGATGTTCAATTATTAAAATCTTTCCATCACCATCTTCTCTTCCTTCTCTTCATTTTACTCCAGTAGGATTGTCTTTATCATCCCTCTGCCAAACTAAAGATCCAAAATGTGGTTTTGGAACATCTTTGTAAATATCAATCCTTGCCATTTGCTCTGCAAGTTCTTCTCTTGGAAACATGTTATCACCTTGTTGGATTAATGCTTCCTCAATTGTAAAACAAAACTCTGCTTTAAAAATTAATAAACTCTTAGGATTAGCGACTTTTGTTTTTCTAATTTCATTTCAATATTCTTCTGCTGCATCTCTATTACACCATCCTCTTTTATCTACTAACTTTGCAACCATTCTAGTCGCAGGAATAAACATTCCAGTTAAGATATATTTTCTATCAGGAGTATAATTATGTCTAACTTTTAAAATATTATAAACATCTGGCTTTAAGATTAGATCCCTCATTCCAGCAACAGCAGCCCCTTTATCTCCACCTGTACCCCAGGCAATTCGTATTCCAATTCTATCTCCTCCAAGGACAGTTACTAACGCTTCTGCTTGTAGGAACTTTTCAAGTAAGATTTTATCAGCTCCTGCTTCTTCAAATAAAATTCTTTCAGTTCTATCTCCTCTAATCTTCTCAGCTGAGTCTACAACCAATCCTTCTATTTCAGACATATGACCAGTTTCGCCACCATCTCTTAATTTCTTAGAAGCACGTTTATGCATCGCAGAATTTTGAACCATTCTCACACGTTTAAATGCTCCCTCAGTTTCAGATGATAATCAATCTAATTGGAATCAAGCTTTAGCTAGTAATGGTTTTAATAGTTTTTCAGAAAATGCTGACGCAACAACTCTATAATTAGGTGTAGTAATAAAAGGTCTAACACATAAACAAGCGCCCATTTCTGAGTAACCCAAAGCACGTGCTTTAAGGAGTCCCACATCTTTTCTTAATATTTCACACATTTCAACATAATGAAAAAATTCATACTGAAATACTAAAAATCTAGGAAAAGCCATTGTTCTACCAGAACCAGCTTTGGCATCTTTATCAGAATCTTTTAAGTGATAAAAATTTAATCAAAAATAATTATCTCCAGTAATTCTATATCCATTGATTTCATAACCTTCTTTGCATCTTTTAAATCTCTCATCCCAAAAATCACGATAACTTTTAGTACCAACTATAGTTTTACTATATTTTCCAGATTTAATTTTTGTAATAGCGTCAGGTCTAAATCAATCAGGATTAAAATCTAATCCTTTCGTATCATTAATAGGTCTGTAGCCGGTTATTTCGTATGATAATTCTGGGTCAAAATGTTCTATTTTTTCATCTATTGGTACATCCCACTTAATCATATGTTCCTGCCTCCATATTTCCTCTTAATCCATTAGAAGGTTCAATCTCTTTCTTAACTTGTTGTTCTAACTCATTAAGCGTTACAATTAAATCTTTACATCCTTTGATCTCTGCAATTAAATCCTTAGATTTAAAAATAGGTTTTCCAGTTAATGGATCTCTTTCATTTAAATCGATATGATTTAAATAATAAATCTGAGATTCCACAGCATTCATTGCACTCTTTAATAATCTTAAAGGTATACTAGAATTCTGTAACTCATCATATTTTTTACAAGCACTTTTAAATTCTGGATCATTGAACTCATCATTCGTTAATCCAGAATCTTGTAATGCACCTTCATGTCTATCTTGCTCAGGTAGACTAAAATATGGACTTTCCCAATCTAAGAAGAGATAAATATATTGAAATTCTTTAAATGCTTTTTCTTTATTTTTACCTGTTTTATCAGACTTCGTTTTATTTCTTGTTGTTTCCATTAATGCAGCAAATTCTTTTATCGCTAAAATACCGATATCATTAAGTGCTACACATTCATTATCCTTATCATATTGAAAAAATTTCATATTCTATTTTTTAGGTTTTACTTTAAAGTTAGGTTTTGTTTTCTTTCCTTTTTCTGTAATTTCAGACTTCTTTGTTCCAAAATTAGGGACAATGCCTTGTTTTGCTTCTGGTTTTATCTGGGCTTGTTTAATAAAGTTTCCACCTTTCTTCATAAGTTGTGGAGTTCTTGCTGTTAAACCTGCTAAAACTGGGGACATAGGTTGTACTTTAAATGCTACTGGT